ATGACTATGAAGGCGGTGAGTTTGTTCTCTGTGGCGACAAGTATATTGAAAAGATACAAGGTTCGGCAATTGTTTTTCCTTCTAACTTTATGTACCCACACGAAGTTAAACAAGTAATATCAGGAAACAGATATAGTATAATGACTTGGATTATGTAAATGGAAACTCTCATTTTAGAGAAGAAAGATGAGGTATATTTGACTGTTGATGCTGACCCAAGTATTCAACGAGAGCTATCAGAGTTCTTCACATTCTATGTGCCTGGATATAAATTCATGCCTGCCTTTCGCAATCGTATGTGGGATGGCAAGATACGAATGTTCAATCAAAAGACAAAAGAAATATACTTTGGATTGTATCCTTACATCAAGGCGTTTGCAGAAGAAAGAGATTACAATGTTGTCTGTGGCAAAGATGTTGAAATAGAAAACAAAGTAACGAGAGAACTTGTTGAAAAGTTTTCTAACAGCCTCGGACAGAAGTTTGAAGCAAGAGATTATCAGGTCGATGCTATCTTACATAGTTTGAAGTTCAATAGAGCGTTACTGTTAAGTCCTACTGCAAGTGGTAAATCATTTATCATCTATTCACTTATTCGATACTATACACATCTAATCAAAGACGATACAAACAATCGAATACTTCTCATTGTGCCAACGACATCACTTGTAGAACAAATGTATTCTGACTTCAAAGAGTATGGTTGGAATGTAGAAAAGTATTGTCATAGATTGTATAGTGGGTATTCAAATGTTACTGACAAGAGAGTTTTGATTTCAACATGGCAGAGTTTGTTTCGATTGCCTAAGGCATATTTCGACCAGTTCGGTGTTGTGTTTGGTGATGAGGCACATTTGTTTAAGTCAAAGTCATTGACTGAGATTATGTCTAAACTGACAGACTGCAAATATCGAATCGGTCTAACAGGAACACTTGACGGCGCTCAGACACACAAACTTGTGTTAGAGGGTTTGTTTGGTGCTGTCAATAAAGTTACATCAACAAAGAAACTAATGGACAAACAACAATTATCACAACTGACTGTTCGTTGTTTGATTCTAAAACATACACCAGAGAACTGTCAAATGGTTGCAAAGGGCAAGTATCAGGATGAGATTGATTATCTTGTAAGTAGTCGGTCAAGGCAAAACTTCATTCGTAATCTTGCATTGAAACTAGAGGGCAACACTCTTGTATTGTTTCAACTTGTAGAGAAACATGGTAAGAATCTACATCAAATCATTAAAGACAAGGCAGCTGATGGTAGAAAAGTCTTTTATATTTTTGGTGGTGTAGAGGCTGATGAAAGAGAAACAATTCGAGGTATCGTAGAGAAAGAAAAAGATGCCATTATTGTTGCTAGTTATGGCACATTCTCTACTGGTGTCAATATTAAGAATCTACATAATATCATCTTTGCAAGTCCATCTAAGAGCAGAGTCAGAAATCTACAATCGATTGGTCGTGGTCTAAGACTTGGTGAGAACAAAGTTGATGCCACATTGTATGATATTGCAGATGATATGACTTGGAAGTCAAAAGAAAACTTTACTCTTAAACACTTTCAGGAGAGAATAAACATCTACACAGAAGAAGAATTTGATTATGAAATGCACAGCATAGACTTGAAGGCCTGATAAATATAAGTATGCAAACATTAAATGAACCGAATCACCCGACTGATTACAGACTAGTAAAGTTAATGGATGGAAGTCTATTGATTGGCACAATATCTGTTGATGATACACATATGAGAATTCTCAACCCATTAGAGATGGTTACAACGCCTCGTATGACGGAGTTTGGGTTAAAGGAAGATACGACATTATCAAGATGGATCCCTTTCACACAAGACAAAGAATTTGTTATTGCAAAAGATAAGATTGTTGTTATATCAATTGCTACTGTTGAATTGGCACATTACTATGAAGTTGTGCTACAAAAGATTTCTGATACTGATGAAAAACTTGCATTACGACCAACACTCACACCGGAAGATATAGATAGAATATTAGACATTGCAGAAGATATGGATATGCAAATTGGGTCAGAGGATGACGACTATAATTTCGATACATTTGAAACGCCTAAGACTGTACACTAGGTAGCTTTTAGCTTTATGGTCTCTCACCGCATCTACATATGCGATTATACACTCTTTTTTTGTTCGTGTCAAGCACTTATTCCAAATAATTATGATTGAAGAAGAAAAAATTAAAAGCTTAGTACCTCACTTTGGTTATGCAGAGAAGAATTTGTATTCATGGAAAGAATTAGAGGGGTTACTAAATCTCAGACCTTTTGTAAATAACGACCGTTTCACTCCAGCAATTATATCGTCTGACTATGACTGGTTCTATACTGGTTGGTCTACAGACCACTATACTTGGCCTGTGTCTTGTATAAAAGATACGCTAAGTAAGACTACAGCATACATTCGAGATTGCAGTAAAGCAAGTGAAAAAATAAATTCAACTTGTTATTCATTAGAAAAAATATTAAAGAAAAATGTAGACTGTCATATTTACATTTCACTTAATAAAGATTTACCAAACTTTGAAAAACATAAAGACGGCGCTCATAACATAATTGTAGTGGTAGAAGGAAGTATAAGATGTGAAATATGGATAGAGGGAGGCCATATTATAGAAAAAGAATTAACAAATGGCGAGTATGCCTTTGTGCCTGCCCATGTTTATCATAGAATTACACCTATAACAGAAAAAAGATTAAGCCTAAGTTTTCCGATAGCACTAGACGAGCCCGCTGGTTACGAAGAACGAGAGTGGTTAAGGCTTGACAACTTATAGCGGATATAGTATAATAAGACACATGAATAAAACAACTAATAGAAACATTCAAAAAGAAGTTCAATTAAAACATGTAAAAGAAAAACTTCATGTTGCTGGAAAGCAAAAATCTCATAAGAAAATTAACCTTGTAAAAGCTTTGAAGAATCTTACAAAGCGCAATAAAAGAAAAGGACTATAGTATGGCAGAAGAAGAAAAACTAAAACCAAAACAGAAACCTCATTATGTAGACAACAAAAAGTTTCTGGCAGCAATGACAGAGTATCGTGCATTAAGAATTAAGGCCGAAGAAGAAGGCAAACCACGACCTACTGTTACTAATTATATAGGTGAATGTTATCTAAAGATTGCTAATCACTTATCATATCGACCTAACTTTATCAACTATACATATCGAGATGATATGATTTCAGATGGTATAGAGAATTGTCTACAATATATGGACAACTTCGACCCTGAAAAGAGTAAGAATCCATTCGCATATTTTACACAGATAATTTATTATGCATTTATTCGTAGAATTCAGAAAGAAAAGAAACAGCAAGAAGTCAAACAAAAGATGATTGCTAACTTCGGTGTTGAACAAATGATGGACTCACTTGATGGCGATGATACACAGTATCAAAGCGCTATGCTAGATTTTCTAAGAAGAAACAGCAGAGAAGAAGAACCTAAAAAATAATATATTATGAAAATTGCATTGTTGAATGACACCCACTTTGGTGCGAGAAATGATAGTCTTATTTTTGATGATTTCTTTCACAAGTTCTATAACGAGATATTCTTTCCTTATTTAAAAGAACACAACATTAAGACACTAATACATCTAGGTGATGTCGTAGATAGAAGAAAGTTTATCAATTTTAGAACTGCATATAACTTTAGAAACAAGTTTATGAAACGCCTGTGGGATGAAAAGATAGATACACATTTCATTGTCGGCAATCACGACATCTATTATCGAAACACAAACAAAGTAAATGCTCTGCAAGAATTATGCACAAGTGCAGATGGCAAGAACGAGCCTTGGATATATGAAGAAGGTAAAGTAGTAGATTTCGATGGCACAAAAATACTAATGATGCCTTGGATTAATCCAGAGAATGAGGCAGACTCAATCGAACTACTCAGAACTGCCGAGGCAGATGTCTGTATGGGCCATTTTGATTTAAATGGTTTTAGTATGAATGATGCTATGAAACAAACACACGGACACGATAAGAGTATTGTAAGTCGTTTTGAGAAAACCTATAGTGGTCACTTTCATCACAAGAATGATGACGGTCAAGTGTATTATCTAGGCAATCAATATGAAATCACATGGTCAGACTACAAGAATCAGAAAGGATTTCATGTGTTTGATACTGAAACGAGAGATGTTGAGTTTGTGCCTAATCCAAATACTATGTTTATCAAACTTCAATATGATGATATACTAGTAAACTATGATAAGATTGACATTACAGAATACAATCAAAAGTATGTGAAGTTAGTCGTTGTGAATAAAAAAGATAACGAAATGTTTGACAGATTACTTGAAAGAATGTATAATGATATATCTGTACATGAACTAAAAATACTTGAAGATTACTCTGACCTATCACACACAAATGTAAGTGATGATGTTGTTGAAGGTGCAGAAGATACAATGAATCTAGTAAACAACTATGTTGACCAGTTGAAAGTTGACCTAGACAAAGATAGACTGAAAGTGATGATTAAAGAAATGTATATTGAGGCACAGGACATTACACCATGATAATATTTAAGAAAGTAAGATATAAAAACTTCTTATCAACAGGGCAACAATTTATAGAGATTAACTTGAATGAGGCACCCACAACACTTGTTGTTGGTAATAACGGCGCTGGTAAATCTACAATGTTAGATGCCTTATGTTTTGGTCTATTTAATAAACCATTTCGTGCTGTCAAAAAAGACCAACTTATAAACACAATCAATGAAAAAGAATGTGTCGTTGAAGTTGAGTTTCAGATAGGCAAAAAAGAATATAAAATTATTCGTGGTATAAAACCTAATCTATTTGAGATTTGGTGTGATGGTGATATGTTGAATCAAGATGCGGCCATTAGAGATTATCAAAAACATTTAGAACAACACATACTCAAACTAAACTTTAGGTCATTCACACAAGTTGTGATATTAGGTAATGCTTCGTTTGTTCCTTTTATGCAACTTCGTGCCAGACACAGACGAGAAGTCGTAGAAGAAATACTTGACATTGAAATCTTCTCTAAACTGAATCTAATGTTTAGAGAGAAGGCAAAGGCACAAGACGAAACAATCAAACAAGCAGACTTCAATTATCAACTGCTAGATGGTAAGATAGAAACGCAACAGAAACATATAGATGAT